TAAAAGCATAGAGGAAATGGAACTGCATTTGCAGCTTTCATATAAACAAGCTATTGAAATAGCTGAAGAAGAAGCAATAAATCAAGTGTTAGATAAAAACAAATATGATTTATTAAAACGTAGAATTAACTATGATTTAGTTACACTTGGTATAGCAGCTGCTAAAACAAATTTTAATGTAAGTAATGGTATAACATTAGATTATGTTGATCCTGCTTATATGGTTTATTCATATACTGAAGACCCTAACTTTGAAGATATTTATTATGTTGGAGAAGTAAAAGCAATGACTGTGCCAGAAATTAAAAAGCAATTTCCTAATATATCAGATAGTGAATTAGAAAAAATACAAAAATCATATAGTAATGATAATTACATTTATGGTTGGGGTGCTTATGATAAAAATACTGTACAAGTATTATATTTTGAATATAAAACATATATGGATCAAGTATTTAAATTAAAATATACTGATCAAGGTTTGGAAAAGATATTAGAAAAAACAGATATGTTTGATCCACCTGAAAATGATAAATTTGATAGAGTGTCAAGATCTATTGAAGTTTTATTTCAAGGTGTAAAAGTTTTAGGTACAGATATGATGCTTGAGTGGAAAATGGCAGAGAATATGACAAGGCCTATGGCTGATACTACCAAGGTAGAAATGAATTATGCTATTTGTGCTCCACGAATGTATAAAGGTAGAATTGAATCTATCGTTACCAAAACAATGGGTTTTGCTGACATGATACAGTTAACTCATTTAAAATTACAACAGGTAATATCACGTATGGTACCTGATGGTGTATTTTTAGACATGGACGGTTTAGCTGAAGTTGATTTAGGTAATGGTACTAATTATAATCCAGCTGAAGCTTTGAATATGTATTTTCAAACTGGTTCGGTTGTAGGTAGATCACTAACACAAGACGGCGATTTAAATAGAGGTAAAGTACCTGTGCAAGAATTATCCACATCGGCTGGGCAAGCCAAAATAGGTTCTTTAATTAACACATATAATTACTATGTGCAAATGATTAGAGATGTAACCGGGCTAAGTGAAGCTAGAGATGGTACTTTACCAGACAAAGATACATTAGTTGGTTTACAAAAAATAGCGGCCCAACAATCTAATATAGCTACTAAACATATTAATAATGCTAGTCTATATTTAACATTAAGATTATGTGAAAATATTTCTAAAAAAATAGTTGATGTATTAAATTATCCATTAACAAGAAACTCATTAATTGAAAGTATATCTGTTTTTAATGTTAATACTTTAAATGAAGTTAATAATTTAAATCTACATGACTTTGGTATATTTTTAGATTTAGAACCAGACGAAGAAGCTAAAGCTCAGTTAGAACAAAATATACAAGTAGCATTACAAACACAATCAATTAATTTAGAAGATGCAATTGATCTTAGACAAATACGTAATTTAAAGTTAGCTAATCAAATGCTTAAACAAAAACGTAGACAAAAAGCAGAAAGAGATCAACAAATTGCTCAACAAAATATGCAAGCTCAAGCTCAATCAAATGCACTGTTAGCGCAACAAACAGCTGAAGCAGAAACACAAAAACAACAAATTTTAACTCAACAAAAAATACAAGTTGAAGAAGCTAAATCGCAGTTTGAAATACAACGTATGCAAACTGAAGCTCAAATTAAACAAACGCTAATGGCTGAAGAATTTAACTTTAACATGCAATTAGCTAGAGAAAGAATAAAATCAGAGCAAGTAAAAGAAAGTGAAATAGAAGACAGAAAAGATAAAAGAGTACAAATGGAAGGTACTCAACAATCTCAAATGATTCAGCAAAGGCAAACCGATGGTACGCCTATTGATTTTGAATCCACTAATGATAGTTTAGGTGATTTTGGCTTAGAAGCCTTTGGACCTAGATAATTTTTTAAATTTTATAATATTATATTATGGCAGAAGAAAAAGCGGCCGTTGAGGTCAAACAAGAGGGTGATTTTAAAATAAAATCAAAACCTAAAAAACCTAAAAATTTAGGTGAAAATAAAACTGAACCTGTAAAGGTAGATTTAACAAAAGATCCAAACGTAAAAGTAGAAGATCCTATAAAAGTAGAAATTAAAAACGAAGACAATGCCGTTCAAACACAAGAGACAGATGATAGCAATGTTGTTGTCGAAGAACCAAAAGACAGTGCAGACAGCCAAGAAGTGGTTGAAGAAGTACGGGAAACCGACGAAAAACTAAGCACGCCATTACAGGAAATAACTGAAGATGAACTTGATGAAAAAACTACAGAGCTTTATGAAAAGGCAGAAGAAGCAGTTAAAGATCAAGTAAAAGAAGGTAAACCTTTACCTGAAAACATAGAGTCACTAGTTAATTTTATGACAGAAACTGGTGGTACTATGGAAGATTATGTAAGACTTAATTATGATTATTCAGCAGTAGATGATCAATCATTGTTAAGTGAATATTATAAAAATACTAAACCACATCTTAATTCAGAAGAAATTAATTTTTTGATGGAAGATAAGTTTAAGTATGATGAAGAAATTGATGAGCCAAGAACTATTAAAATTAAAAAATTGGCTTTCAAAGAAGAAGTTGCAAAAGCTCGTAAAGAGCTTGAAGCTATGAAGAGTAAATACTACCAAGAGATCAAGTTGAGACCTGGTGTTACTCAAGAACAGCAACAAGCTACGGACTTTTTCAATAGATATAATGAGCAGCAAGAAGCCTCAAAGAAACAAGCTGAGGATTTTAAAACTCAAACTAATCAACTTTTTAACAATGATTTCAAAGGTTTTGATTTTAATGTTGGTGAAAAGAAGTTTAGATATAAAGTTACTAATCCAAATCAAGTAGCACAAACACAGACTGATATAAATAATTTTATTAGTAAATATTTAAATAAGGACGGTAGTGTTGCTAATCCAGCTGGTTATCATAAAGCTTTGTACGCTGCAATGAACGCGGACACAATCGCTAACCATTTTTACGAACAAGGAAAAGCTGATGGAGTAAAATCCATAGTGGATTCTTCTAAAAACTTAAGTACAGATAAGCCAAGGCAAGTTGCCGATGGTAACACATTTGTTAATGGTTTAAAAGTAAGAGCAATTAGTGGTCAAGATTCGTCTCGATTAAAAATTAAAAAACGTAAATTTAACTAATTAAAACTTTTAAATTATGGCTTTAAACCCACAATTCGGTACGATAGTTCCATCGCAACAACAACAAATTCTTGCGGACAACTATCTAGTATTTGACGCGGGTGGACAAGGTAACTTTGCACAACAATATTTACCAGAGCTTTACGAAGCTGAGGTAGAGAGATATGGTAACAGAACGTTATCAGGTTTCTTACGTATGGTAGGTGCTGAATTACCTATGACATCTGATCAAGTAATATGGTCTGAACAAAACAGACTACACATCGCTTATGATGACTGTACTCAAACGGGTGCAGGTAACACTATTAATGTAAATCCAGGTGGTGCTGCAAACATTATAAACGTTATCTCTCCACAACAAACAATTGTTGTTATGGACGATTTTGGTAACGAATCAAAATGTTTAGTATCTATATCTGGTACAGGTGGTAACGTAGATGTTATTTCTGTATTACCTTACGGTTCTGCAAGTTTAGCAACAGAAGGTATTGTTGGTAACGTAAAAATATTTGTATATGGTTCTGAATATCCAAAAGGAACAAATACAACTATTGCTCCTGCACTGGCTCAAGGTGCGTTGCAAGTTGCTGGTAATGACTTTCCAATACAAACTGTTACACCTGCTTTCACGCAGTTTTCTAACAAACCAATTATCATTAGAAATCAATATGCTATCAATGGTTCTGACACAGCTCAGATCGGTTGGGTAGAAGTTGCAACTGAAGATGGTACTTCTGGTTACTTATGGTATTTAAAAGCTGAATCTGAAACAAGATTAAGATTTGAAGACTATTTAGAAATGGCTGTTGTTGAAGGTGAGCAAGTAGCTGCTGGTTCTGGTATTGCTGGAATTACAGGTACAGAAGGTTTGTTTGCTGCTATCGAAGATAGAGGTAACGTACAAGTTGGCTTCCAAGCTGCAACAGGTATTAGTGACTTTGATGATATTCTTAGAAACTTAGATACTCAAGGAGCTATTGAAGAAAACATGTTATTCTTAAATAGAAACTCTAACTTAGACTTTGATGATATGCTAGCTAGTATTTCAGCTGGTGGATCAGGTGGTACAGCTTATGGATTATTTGAAAACTCTGAGGAAATGGCATTAAACTTAGGTTTTAGTGGCTTCCGAAGAGGTTCTTATGACTTCTATAAAACTGACTGGAAATACTTAAACGATGCGTCAACAAGAGGTGCGATGACAGGGCCTGCTTCAATTGAAGGAGTGTTAATACCTGCTGGTACTTCAACTGTATACGATCAAATTCTTGGAACTAACATTAGACGTCCTTTCTTACACGTAAGATATAGAGCGTCTCAAGCAGATGACAGAAGAATGAAGTCTTGGTTGACTGGTTCTGTTGGTGGAGCTTTCACTAGCGAACTTGATGCTATGACTGTAAACTTCTTATCTGAAAGATGTTTAGTTGTACAAGCTGCGAATAACTTTGTGTTATTCAAAGGAGTGTAATACTTTTTAAGGTAATGGGCGCTTCGGCGCCCTTATACCTTTAATTATTTAATTATATTATATTATGGCTAAAAAACAAAAAGCAGAGGTGGCTGTTGAAGAACCTGTAGTTAAGGTTGCTCCACCAAAAAAACCAATTAATACTTGGGAAATAAAATCAAGAACTTATTTAGTTAAAGGCAAGAAACAACCTTTAACTTTAACTATACCTAGCAAGCATACACGTAAACATGCTTTATTATATTTCGATAGAAATAAAGGAGAGCAAAGAGAATTAAGGTATGCTACTAATATGAACTCACCATTTGTAGATGAACAAAAGGGTGAAGTAACACTAGGTCATATAACTTTTAAAGATGGTGTATTAACTGTTCCTGAAAGTAATCAAATACTTCAAAAATTATTAAGTTTATATCACCCACTAAAAGGTAAAAAATACTATGAGTTTGATTCTGTAGAAGTTGCGGAAGATGAATTAGATACACTAGAAATGCAATTAAATGCTTTAAATGCAGCTAATAACATGGGTGTAGATCAAGGAGAAGCAATATTGAGAGTTGAACAAGGTAGTAAAGTCTCTAATTTAAAGTCTCAAGAAATAAAAAGAGATTTATTATTATTTGCTAAAAAGAAACCAGCGTTGTTTTTAAGTTTAGCTAATGATGAAAATGTTGAGCTTAGAAACTTTGGTATCAAAGCAACTGAAGCCAATATCATAACTCTTTCACAAGATCAAAGAACTTTTCACTGGGGTCAAACAGACAGAAAATTAATGACTGTTCCATTTGATGAAAATCCATATTCAGCTTTAGCAGCATGGTTTAAAACTGATGAAGGTGTAGAAGTTTATAAATCTATAGAAAAAAGACTATAAACAAGTGATAATATAAAGGGTAGTGTCACGCTACCCTTTGTATTATAATTTAAATATAAATATGGCTATAAACGTAAACACTGTGTATCAAACAGTCCTGTCAATATTAAATAAAGAGCAGAGAGGTTATTTAACTCCTGATGAATTTAATAAAACAGCAACACAGGTACAACTAGAGATTTTTGAAAAATATTTTGAAGATTTAAATCAACAACTTAGAGTACCACAAGCTGATGTAGATTATTCTGACAGAGTAATGAACTTAGATGAAAAAATAGCTATATTTAAAACATTTGGTGATGCTGCATATGTAGCTGCAACACCTACCACACCCGCTTATTTTACTTTGCCTCAAACAAGTAAGTTCGGTGTTAATGTAGATTTTTATAGAATAGGTACAGTTACCTATACAGATTCTAGAAATAATCAATTAGAACTTCAAAGATTAGGTCGTACAGATTTTTATAACATAGAAAGATCTCCACTTACAAAAGCGACTGAGGCGTTTCCAACATATTTATTAGAAAGTCCTGGTAATCCCAACACTATAAATCAACCAATGAATATAAACATACCTAATATTTTATTTGTTAATCCATTAACTATACAAAATAATATTCAAGTAGATTTTATAAGAAAACCATTAAATGTTATATGGGGTTTTACAACAGGAACTAGAGGGCAATATATTTGGAATGAAAACTTTTTTGATGCTGCAACAGGTTTAGGATCTATTAATTTTGAATTACATGAATCAGAACAAACTAATGTTATATTAAGAATTTTAGCATATGCTGGTATAATTATAGAAGATCCTACTATCGTAAGCTTAGCAGCTCAACAAGTACAAGGTAAAGAAGTAAATAAAAGAAGTTAATAAATGGCATTAATAAACGAAACTAT